CCCGCCAAGCTGTGCAGCGGTTCCAGCGGCTCGACTACCAGCCGCACCAACTTCATATCTACGACGATTTGACATCCCCATTAGCCTGATAGATGCAATGTCCTCTTTGGCTATCTTCTTTTCATCATCAGCCAATGCCAATACACTTGGGCTAGTTCCAATTGCAACGCCCTGTGCAGACATGCTTGTACCAAGAGACGAAAGTTGCTGACGCAAACGTCTGTTTCGCTCAATCTCTTGCTGGGCAGATTGAATCTTTGCCATTTCAGCTTGCTCTTCTTGAGCTTGAGCTTCTGCTTCGTAAGCTCGTTTTTGCATCTGCCTGCAGGCTAAGCATAAGGCCAGCTACTTGGAGTCCCATACCCATTATACTTCTACCTCCAGCAGCAACCCATTAAGAGTCAGCGGCAAAGGCTGATCCTGAGTCACAGTAACCGTACCTTCAGAAGACCATCCAAGCAAATACACCTCTTTTCTTGTTGTGAGGGGAGTTGGCTGTAGAGAAAGATCATCTGTAACACGGCGAATAAGAATGTTTGTTCCCTTTGTTTTTACATTAAGGGACTCATTAAGATCTAAAACAGCCCTTACAATACGACGCTTTTGACCAACAGTAATGCCGTCCTGAAGAGTAAATTCAGGAGGAAGGGTTGTCATTGTAGGCGTATAAGGAATGCCAATTTCGACTTCCGTAACTGCATCATTGAGAGTTA